GCAGGATCGTCAGGTCCTCCTTTGTTTATTTTTTTGTTTACGTTACTACGTCGATTCGTCGCCCTTTTTGGACGACACTGAACGGTCCCCACTACAACTTCAATTATATTGTTCGTCGCTTGAACCCCTTTTACTTTCGCTTGGCCCGACGAGTCTTTAAGAAGAAGTTTGTTCGCATGAATCCTTATCTTGACTTTGACTTTCATGTAGATTCTGAGTGTGAACATCTTCACCAATGTGATTGTCATTGTCTTGTCATTGGTAAGGGTGATTGTGCTGCTTTTCACTCACGTATTGATTGCTGGCGAAAGGATGACTCTGTCATTGATGTCATAGCAGCATTCAGTGCAGCATTTAACCTTGACGGTGTCACCGTTGTTCCTGGTGATGGCAATTTGGAGATGTTGCGTTTTCTTGCGCGTATCCCAAAAGATTCCAATATTAAGTTGGTCCCTGCCCCTCCCATCAAAGTGGGGTTTCCTCAGTCCCTTCCTCTAATAGGACCTAATCCCTTGATAAAAGAGGTATTTAAAAGAGCTGATATGCATTATATTTCTTATCTCCTCAATAAGCAGTTTCTGCCTGATGTTCCAGCGGATAGGTTGTACTTTGAGAATCAGATCTGGAGCTCTAGTGCCTCGTACGTTAATGGTGTTGGTCGGCGGTGTGTCGTTAAACTTGAATCATCGTTAGTTCGACCACTGTCATTGTACAATGCCGCCTTTGGACTGGTCAATGGGCGACCGACTTGTGTGTCTTCTATGGCTGACTTGTTTCCGTCTAAGTTTGCTGACGCCGTCCTTAAGCAGGTTCGCCCTGTGCATGTCCAACCTCCTGGTTCTCAACGGGTGATGGACGGGTTAAATGATGCGCTCAAGTACATGTATCACCACTTTGGTACTTCCGAACATATAGGAAAGCGACGGATTCCTTTTACTTTGGCTGATATAGAGGGGATGCCTTTAGGGACGTCCGGTGGCCTTAATAAGCCTCAGATGGGAAAAAATCGATCTCCGCCAGCCGTCCAACAGGGGGATGCTACTGTGAAAATAAGTGCAAGTGCTAAGAAGTATGAGAACCTTCCTACAGACCTACATTCTCTTTACCAGTGGTTAATTGACCCCGATGCCCCTGACTTGGCCGTTCAATGGAATATTGTCCCTAAGAATGAGAATTTTATTGAATTCATAAAGCAGCTTTCTGAGCCTGAGTGGGATCTTTTATTGAAGAAATTGCGGACGTACGTTATTCCATCATCAATCTTCATACTGATGGAACGTATGGTTTCCAAAGTCCGTTTTCGTCTTGAGCGTGGGCGTGTCATCCAGATTGGGCATGGCCATTCTAGAGGAGGTGCTGACCGTATAGCTCTTAGGTTGAGAATAAATATGTTGAACGATCTTAAGGCAATTTTGGTAGAGGGAGATGTTAAAAATTTTGATCAATCTGTGTGGGAGCGTTTTGTTGATCTCTACTATTCTCATGGTTTGGTTTACGATGATCCCACTACCCCTGATTACAAAGTAAGACTCCGAATAACCAAGTTTTTAATTAGGGCAATACTTTGTCGTTTAACTCACCTATTTGGAACAATATGGGGCATACAGACTGGAGGTGTTCCTAGTGGCGTCCTGAATACCAGCCATATGGATTCTTGGATCATGGCATTATGGTTCTTTCTATTTGGCGTTTATCAGATAAAAATGGCCGCTCCTGAGCATAAGGAGCGTCTTGAAGAGGCGCTATTGGACCTAATTGCCTTAATAGTCTATGGTGATGACCATGTTTGGAATAAAACGGAGGATGAAATAGTGGCATCATATTTCTCGGGTCATAACTTCGCACGCTTCATGAAAACATTTTTTGGAGTAGAGGTCCGTGGAATAAAAGATGGTGTCACCTTCCTTAGTGACGTCAGGATGGGGATGATAATTCGGTGGGGGGTGACTTTCCTTAGACATCAGTTTGTTCGTAACCCTTATGCACATGAGCCGGGTCAATGTAAGTATCTCCCTTTTCGTGAGTCGAGGGAATATTTCGCGCGTGTTGCATGGGGAAAAGAGAGTAGAGAGCGAAATTATCTTGACATAATTCTCTCATGTCTGGGTCACGCTTATGGCACCTACGGTTCCAATATCCCCGCTTGGTGGGGTCTGCGAATGATCTACTTGGAGGCTATTCGTGCAATGGGCCTTGAGGAGGCTTCCACTTTGCGTGAGGTTGTAGCTTATATGCGTGATGCAGATTTTAAGGAAATGAGGCGTAAGGACATCACGCGTGAAGAAATTCTAATAGGTTTCCCTACACTGGAAATGCTCAAGAAGAAGAATGTTTGGGATCCTAACTATCA